CAGGACATCTAACAACACCCAGGCAGGGTTGTCCGTAAACTGTTCGCCCAGGGAATTGCCTTCGCTGTCGAATGTCTGCAGCCGAATACCCTGCATGAGCACCTGAACCTTGGGAATACTCGAGCCATCGTTAATTCTGTTTGGCACCACAACGGAGAGATACGCCATGCTCCCGTAAGGATCGCCAATCGGGCTTCCGCCGCCATCCGCGAAATTCGGATCCTGCAGTCCGTTTCTTGTTCCGGAAGTAATCAGGTTCCACCATCCCGTCGAGGTCATGTTCGTCCCGTAGACGCCCCGTGGGATCTCAATGTCGTCCACCAGAACCTTCAGCATTCCCTGAATCTCGCCCATACCCAGCAGCACCTCCATCCTCGTCAGGTTGCCGTCGTTGCGGGAAAAGACGACGTCGGGCGCGTGCCACTGCGTTCCGTAAACCAGGGGCACCGAATCGTTGTAACGGGCTTGGTTATCCTGCACGTTGGAGAGCTGAAGACTCTTTTGCCCGGAACCACGCACCAGAATGGTGGCGGGAACAAACTCGATGCCGCCATACCGCGCGGTAGCCCTGCCGTTGGAGTCGGAGCTGAACATGCCGCGTTGCACGCAGTCCGCCCGCGTGTGAGCACAGTCAGTAAAGGGCGTCCCCGCGCTCATGTTGCCCGCTCCGCCGATCTGATCCGGCGAATAGCCGCAGCGATAAAAGGCTGAGTATTTACCCTTTGCTTGACCGCCGTCCACCGCTTCGGTGCGCTGCTGAGCGGTCGCCGGGAAGCGCCACGGGCAAAGTCGCTGAACGCGAACTTCCGGTACCACCGTTCTCTGCATGGACATCCGGTTCATCGCGCTCAGTCTGAATGTAGATTCTGTAATCAGGTCTGGCGGATTCATCAACCCGCGGAAAACGACCAGCGCTCCCGTCGTGGCGGTTCCGGTCGCTGTGTCGATGAAGAGCGAGCGAACAACAAGGTGAGCGCCCTTGAATCCGGTCTGTTGCTCTATCTCCGAGAAACGAGAATCCGCATTGGCTAGTTCGAACGCCAGTTTCGGCGCGCCGCCCACCTGAGTGTCCGAGGCAATCTGCGCCTCAAACAGATTGTGACGCAGCACACGCGCATCGTATTGGTTGCCGGACCATTGAATCGTCTGGCTGCTCCACCGCAGGAGTTTCCCGTCGACAAGTGTGCAATCGAAAATGAAGACAGGCGTATCGCTTGTCGATAGTTCCTTTGCTGTGAATGCGCTTTGCATCGAAATACCTCATCTAAAATTCTTTCTGACTCACGTTTCATGGCGGTTCTCTCAAGCTGGGGCGCAGCGTACCAGTCCCTGATCAGCAGGTCTCTAAAATCAGTTACAGCCGCGATATGAGCCGCACTTCGCAGGCAGATGACCCCGGCGACGTATTGGTCACCACGAGTTCGTCGCCGTCGAAACGTGTCTCTTCAAGAATTCCGGTTGCGCTGCCTGTAGGACGATAGGGCGATGGCCATGGCTGTACCTCCACCTGCAAACCAAAGACCCGAATGCTGGCCCCGGATGCGACCGCTATACCAAACGTCGAATTCGTGTCTCCGGCCTGGCCCGTACCGGTGATCTGCACACGCTTCCACTGAGCCCCGACGATCAGGTCCATGCGAGCCGCATTTCGCATTAGCGCGATTGTCCCGGTCGAATCGGAACGCACGTACGCACTGAAACAAGCCGTGTAATCGCCCGGAATTCCAAGCGATTGCGATAGCGCCTGTTCCGCAGGCGTTGGATTCTGCAGCAACCATCCACGTTGGGTCCCCACCGGATCGCCATACCCGCCCGTGCACTTCAACATGCCGCCTTGCCAGTCGGGTTTTGAAAGGTCCTCGCTCCAGCCGAGCAGGTTCGCAAACGGATCTATGAACCCAAACTGGCTGGCGCCGCCCTTTGACACCGCGAAAAAGTTTGTAAGGGTCGTCACCTCCGCGTCGGTCAGATCCCGATACGCCAGACGCCATTCAACTCGGCCGCCATTCGCGTCTGGCAGGGAAACCCTCTCCCCGCCAGATAGTACATTTGTGATCGTTCTGAATTGTCTCTTCCGATGCAAAGGAAACTGCGCAACCGATCCTGCACCCGTCTGTGGATACCAGTTCATTTCACCTCCTCAATTTCCAGAGCGATCTGGCCGTTCAACTCATTGACGAGAATCGCTTCAAACTGTTCGCTCGCAAACACACACTTCTCCGCGATGGCGCCGGTCGCCGGGTCTGCGAACGCGAATGTTCCGCCTTGGGTCTGCTCGGCGAAAGCAACGACAGCGGCCACTTCAGTCTCATCCAGCATGTCCAGCATCAGCCGCCAGCGTCGTAAGCCTCCAGCATTAAGCACATAACTTTGCTGGCTGCCGTCGAGAAATCGGACGGTTTCGGTACCGAAGCGAAGAGCTCGGTCCAGCGGATACTGGCTGATCGAGCCGGTTTTCAACAAGGGAAAGGTTGTCATCGTTCGTCACTTAAAGACTCGCCACCACATCGTTGATCGGATGCAGATTCAGCATGGCTTCCCGCACTGCGCTGGCAATATCGCCGCTGCGGTCCATAAACGACTGACTGTCCATCGCATGCACATTCACCGTGATTTGTGGCGCCAGGCTTGCCTGATTCGTTGAAGTGCTCGCAACTCCGGAAGGGTTCGCACCTCCTGTCAACCCGCCACCGGGAGTAGGTGTGCGAAGCGTCTCATTCATCAGAACACTTGGCGGCGCCGTGTAATACGGTAGCGGCGCGGGTGCTGACGCCGAATTTCCGCCGCCGAACAGCTTAAGAATTCCAGACACCAACGGTGACAGAAGGCCAAGACCTCCGCCGAGCACCCCTGACGCAACCCCGCCGATTGTTCCGGCGACCGTGCCGCCGGCGACTGATCTTGTGCCGTTCTGCAACGCCTGCGTGTTGGCCGCGATCAGTTCGGCCTGCTGCTGAAACTGTAGTCGCAAACGCGCGATTTCCTGTGCCGCTTCCGACATTGAGGCAGCCGTATCCGAGCCCCCGCTCCCGCTGACACCAACCGCGATGGGTGGCGCGGCGGCAACCCCTCTCCGCCTCGGCGATATCGCCTGAAAGACTTCTTCAATACTCCGTTGCGCCATTTTGCTCCTCTCTGTCCATTTCTTCCCGCAGGATCAAGCCTGCATCCACTGTCCGCGCGGGTGTTTCCATACCCAGCGCCATTGCGAGCCGTCGTTGCACAAAGAATTCCTCCAACAGCGCGAGGCTCTCGCCGGTCACCAGAGACTTCGGGCATTCCTGTGATTGAATTCCCCTGTGTCCCCAAACGATACGTGGGACGCCGCGAGACTCAGGCGGAAGGAAACCGCAGCGCCGCCGCGCCTCCAGACCGTTCTTTCTGCACGCGTCGCAATCCCACCCGGCCCGGTTCGCAAACTGGAAGTGGAACGCGACGATTAGTTTTTTCTTTCTTCCTCGCTAAGCCCGCACTCGGATTTGATCGCCGCCAACGCCTCCGCAACCAGCGTTTCCGGCCCCCTTGCCAGCAGCGCCTCCGGTGTAGCAGCCTCATTATCAATCACCAGTCCGCGCACTGCCTCAAGGCCCCATGCGATATATAACTGGTCCATCTGACCAGCAAGCAGGCTGGCTTCCATCCGGTTCTTGTCGTCCTGCCCCGCGTCGAAATACTCGATGCGCACCGCCAGATCGCGCACCCGCTTCATCAACTCCAGCCTGCGGCCAAAAGTCATGCGCGCAATGACCAGTTCAACGCCTGGCATCACCCCGGACCGCACCACCTTGCTGCTTTCCCATCTATCCAAATGCCACCACCATTTCGTCCTCAACCGTTCCCTGCGCCTGAGTGTCGCGAAACTGCCATCGGAGCCGCGTCTCGCTGTCATCGAATTGAGGGACGTCCGGAATCAGGCTCTTCAGATAAATGCCAACCATCTGCCCGCCGTTCTGTCCCATTTGGAACATCAGGCTGACCGGCGAGTGCTGGCGCGCCGCCTGATAAAGTGCGGTAGTCGCGTCATCGTCCTGCGCGAACAATTCGAGCGTCAACAGCACCTCTCGGGCGCCGGGAACCACAGCCCTCGGCAGGATCGTCCCATATTCCTTTTGCCGCATGTTGAGGTTGTTGCGGATCTCCACGGAAGCCTGCGAAACAGTAAACATCTGATTAGGAATTACACCCATCCACACCTGGCCCAGATTTCCCGGTACTGGTGAATAATTCACGCTGGCGGGCGCCGGCTCCACAGGAAACACCGTCAGGCCGCCCTGCCCCGGCGCGAATGAGGCGCTGTCCAGCAGATCCTGTGCCCCTCCCTGGAACTGCAGTTCGTGAAAGTCCCCATTCATCGATACCGTCATCTTGTCAACAGCGGCACCGCAGAGAATACGTTGCACGGCTGTGGCCGGATCCCAGTAATCGAACAGGCTGACACTCGGCAGTTCCGTTGCCAACCCGTACGTTGCGGTCGCTGTCAATGGCAATCCCGCCGCCGGAGCCGTCGTAAACGGCGCGTTTATGATAACGACCTGCGGCCCGACTACAGCCGCCACAAACCGGATTTCTCCACCGGCCACAATCGCCTGGCCAGGCGTGAGCCCATGTGCAGAAACGAAACGAATGGTTGATTCGTCGCAGCCCGCATCCGCCGTCGCACCAGACCACAACATCCCCCGCCCTCCCATTGCCGCTTCCACCAGCGGCCCCTGGGGCGGCATGTTCGCGGTATCGGGCCAGTCTCTGACATACGAATTGGCTGAAAAGGTAGTGTGACGCCGGACACCATCCGGCATCCCCACCCAGGTCCGGGTACCCGTCTTATCCTTGCGCTGGCTTTTCTCGCGCTGTTGCTGCACCTTCATGGTCACCGCGGGAATACGATTTTTCGGTGCAATTGCCGCAACAGTTCCGTATGCGTCCTCCCTTGCGCAGTACCAACGATTCGCGTTCGATGAAATGTATGACATGTTTAGTCGCTGACCTCCAGTGCGAAGTTCACCTTCGCCCGTTGTAGAAAATTCTTTCCGCCCTTCACAACGGGCTCGTAGCTCACCTGATATCCGCCCGCATAAAACGCACCGTCGCCCCAGTCTCCGCGGGAGTCGTCAAGCAGTGCACAGACAGCATCCGCATACATTTGGGTGTTTTGCTCGATCTTGTCCAGCTTGTCCTGCGAATGCCGCACCTCGATCACAAGATGAACCTGTCCGGAAAACTGCCGGAACTTCTCTTTCAGCAGGTTCTGCACTTTCTCGCAGTACACAAGCAGTGCCGGATATTGTGCGTGCCCCGCCTTCTCTGCGATTTCAACGCTCACGTTTTGCGCTGAAATGTATCGGATACCGATTGCTTTCAGCGCTCCGTCGCCCGATTCAATCGCCCCAATCCGGACATTGATCCCGCTTTCGCGCGAAGTCAGCAGCGCCACGACCGAATCTGTCAGTGTTCCAGTAGTTCCCGCCATCGTTTCATTTCCTCCACTTCGCCGGATTTAGCCGATCCATCCGCACCCGGCTCACGCCGATAGTCGCCGCCATTCTCACCCCCGCAACATAGTCCGCACCAAACGTTTGGTGTAATCCGGCGTCTGCCCGGCCCCCGCAGCCTGCCCCCCGGTCACCATGCCGGGAACGTAGAGATATGTGCCGCCGGTCGGCAACGCGACATCGTTCTGGCGCTGAAGCGCTGCCAGCACAGTCCCCGCGTATACGTTGAAGCCCACGGCATTAACCGGTGCATCCACCGCAGCAACAGTCATCAGATTCCCTGGTGAAATCGTGACAGACGCAGCGTCCGAAGCCGCACCCTCCTGTCCCCCTGCATTGATCCACGCCACGCAGGCATAGAAAAATCCTCCTGTCTGTTGTGGCGCTGCGGTCACCGTCCCAAGGACAGGCATAGACGCCTTCGGCACTGGATCCGTGACCAGCCCGACACCGTTCGCCACAAATTGATTCCTCGCGAAGCGCGCCAACTTTGTGTACTCGTCCCACTTCGCCTGATATCGATCGATCAATTGATTAAAATAGGCATCCTGGTAAACCAGAGCCAGCGCCTGCATCTTCTCCCAGCGCGCCATCTCCGGCGTCACCACCACTTGCCCGATGCGCGGAGCCTGCACCCACAGCGGTCCCGTCACAGCTTGCGGCCGGGTGAGCCATGTCTCGATCTCAGACCGTAATTCCCCCATCGCAAGCCGCAGCTTTGTCGCCACATTGATGCCGATCGTGTGGGCGACGTCCAGTAGCCCTGAATCCTCGTCCACCAGGTCGTCAATCGTACACGCCGGTCCGTCCACGAATAGTGCCATCTGCTTAACCCCGGTCTTTCATCGCCTTTTTGGCGTCCGGCGCCGGCAGCACCACAATCTGCACTCGCCGTGCCTCCTCGTCCTGCTCATACTTCGAGCGTGCGCTGCGCAGGCCTTCGCGGAATTCGCGCGATTCCTCGTCCGTCGCTGCCCGCGCTCTTCCCTCGGCGATCATCCTGGCGGCAACCCCACGAGGCGCCTCCGTCCGCACTCCGTCCCTTCCGCCCTCGGCCGTCGCCAGGCTCACCAGCACGATTTCCTCACCTTTTAATTTCGATTCCGCTTCACGAACCTTCTTGTAATAAGACCGCAAGTCCATCGTTTTCTCCCATGAACAAATGAAATAGGGGCAGACACTCTGGCCTGCCCCCGAGGTATACGGCTTTTAGCCGCGTCCGAATCCGTGCGGACTAGCTGTTCACCTGCACGGCATGGTTGTTGCGAAGCACTGCGCAACCATACAGCACGTCGACGGTGAACTGCTGTGATAGCGTGTTCGGCTGGTAGCTCATCGTCACTCGCATGCCGAAGTTCCCCAGTTCTGCATACTCGGCGATCGCTCCCGTTCCCGGCAGCGGCTGCGGCAGCCGGCGCACCACCAGGCCGATCGCGTCTTTCGCGAACGCCAGGTTATGCGTGTTCAGCGGAGCAGTGCCGGTCTTCGGCACATATTGCGAACGAAAGACGTAGAAGTCTTTGATCTTACCGATCGTGCCGTCCACCAGCGTCCGCAGGCCGGCCTCGCCCGCCGTCTGGAATTCGCTGAAGCGCGGAATTTGCCGCATCTGCGAATACGTATTGCTGTCCACAATGAGAAACTTCGGCTGGCTCGAAGGCACCTTCGCCTGAAACAGTGAAGTCTCCGCCTGGTCGATCAGCGCCTCCGTAATCGGCGTCCCCGCCGTGCCCAGCGGCGAATTTGAAGTGAATCCCGCATACAGGTTGAGCAGATCGCTCTCAATCCGCTCCGCGATCGCGATGACCGCTGGCTGCATGTACACACGAAGCAGATCCGGCACGGCCAGAACCTTCGTAATATCCGGAATCTGGAACGTCGCTTCTGCGTGTGTGTTCAGGACGATCTGCGCGTTCGAGAGGTTGGGATTCTGCGGCTGTACCGCCCCGCCCTCCGCGATATTGTTCGCTACAAGTTGAGGCGCGATCGGCACGTTTACCGTATCCCCCGCCTGTGCCAAAGTGGGTTCATAATCGCGATTCACCAGGTTCCCCATCACAAGGTTCCCGACCAGGGCTGGCAGCGCATCGGCCGCCACCAGTTTCACGATTGCGTTTGCCACATTTGCTGACGTAATTGCTGGCATGTTTCTCCTTTTATCTTTCTTGTTTTCTAAACAAAAAGGGAGAGCCGGAGCCCTCCCTCATACACCCACACTGAAGTTGTCTTTACCGCAACGACTGCGACGCGACGCGCAAAATTTCCTGCCGCACCCGTTCCAGTTCTTCCTTGCTCATCGACGGGCCGATCTTATCCAGATCCACCGTTCCGGCACTCGCCGGCGCGGCCTTCTGCGTCCCCGTCATCCCCGTCCCGCCGGCAATCCGCGCCGGCAGAAACTCTGGATTCTCACGTACAAAAGCCGATAGAAATTCACCCAGTGACTGTTCACCGGCCATTACCCTGCCATCCTCCGTGCGTACGATTCCGTCCTGCACGGCCTTAAAGGCCAGATCGACTTTGACGACGCCAAGCCGCTGTAACTCCGAGCGAATGGCCGCCGCGCGCTGCGCCTCATCGGCCACCGCGCGCGCTTTCTTATTTTCTTCGCTCATTTCATTGAGCCGCTTTTCGAGTTGCTCGCGGCGCTTGCGCTCCTCCTGCAATTCCGTCTTGTAAGCAGGTTCGCGCCGCGCCGAATCCTGCCGCATATATTCGTTAATCGCCTGCTGCACGATCGTCTGCACGTCTACCGGTTCGTCCATACTTCTCCTGATTGTTCCTCGCGTCGAGATGCATCTCGGCGCCTATGCCTAACGCCTGTCAATTTCCTCGGCAATCCGATTTTTGATCTCTTGCCGCGCATCGCAAAGATACTTCAGCGCCACACGTTTGAACACCTGTTTTTTCAGCGTCGGCGATTCGATACCCAGATTCAGTAAGCTCTGCGCATCATTCGCCTCGGTGCTGAAGTCTGTAATATCGAACGAGTCGAGCCCCACGACATCCACGGTGATTCCGTCCTGCCGGGCTGCCGAAACCGCGTTCAGCACATTTCGCATCGAGTCCTTCATCACGTCGCCATAAGCCTTGAGAATCTCCTGCGTCACCGCGAAATCCCATTGCTTGCTGAGGCCCGATTGCAGCATTCCGCCACTATCTCCCGCCTGTTGCATCAGGAACGCCACACGGTAGATTTCGTCCTTAAGCCGAGACAGATTGTCAGCGGCAATCTGGTAGACTTTTCCATCTGGCTCTGCCCAACCGAACTGATCCCCGGGGCTCAATTGTATGTAGTAACTCTCGCCCACCACCTGACTCCATTCCTTATCGGAATAGATGACCGGCATGGCAAAAAGCCCCATTGTCAAAGCCCAGCCAAGGGCATTCGACTTATTGAAATGCTCCAGTTGCAGCAACGCAGCCTTATTAGTTACCCACAACCCGTCACTCACGCGCAACTCGAAAATCGGCACCCTTCCGAGGCCCGCAAACCCATGCCGGCCCCTCTCCGCCAATTCGACCTCTTTGCCCTGCTCATAAACCTCGTAGTGTTCCCGATCGTAGTAAATCCACCGTGTCGTCTTCTTCCAGCCCAGGTGTTTGACGTCATCCTGCTTCAGCCAGCTCGTCCGGATGACCACCCACTCCATCTCGCCCCGTTCGTCATAGCTCCAGTTGATGACCTCCTCCGCCGTGTATCCCGTCAAATACGCGCGGCTCCGGCCCAGCGCGTCCTCCTCTGCCCTCGATCGCGCCTCGCCGTTCGCCCGCGGAAAGTCCGCAACCACATACGATTTCCCGCATACGAGCACTTCCGTCAATTGGTGCTTGAAGAATTGCGTGAGGGTCGTTCCACGCAGATCGCAGTTCTGCACAAACTCATTGAAGAAATCCCTTGAAGCTGTGCTGCCTTCCGCCAATTCCACCACTGGCTCTTCCCGCACCAGCGTCGCCGCGTACCAGTCCACGATTGATCCCAGATAGTTCTCATAGAACACGTGGCTTAGTCGCTCCTGATAGACCTCCGCCGGTTCCTTGTGCCGGCGCACCAGATATTCCGCCGCACTCTGCCGGAACTGTTCACCACCCGCGTATAGATGCCGGTACCGCCGCCACATCGCCGCTCGCGCTGTGTAGTCCGGATGTTCTTGCTCGATATGTTGGTTCGCACCAGTCGTTTCGCTCATAGTCTTCACAGCAGCCGCTGCCCTCTCTCTCCCACCTGGCCCATCCCTCTGCACTCCTGCCAAACCAGATATCCCAGCGCATCCGATGCATGTGTCCGCTTCCGGTCTTTCGTCTTATCCACCTGCGCAGAATCTTCTTCGTAGGAGACCTGCTCGAAGTCGTCGATCAGCTCTTTGCATTTCCCCGAAATGAACATCTGTACATCACCCTCTGCATTGCATAACTTCGAATTCACCAGCGCAATCCGCTCCCTTACGCCGGGATTCGCCTTCGGGACCTTGAACTCGACCCGGCCGCCGTGCCTGCGAAAGAAATTCCGCACAAGGTCGTAATCCGAAAACTCCGAAGTCGTCCGATACGCGGCGCCCGACGCGTCCCCATATACCACCACTCCGCCCTGCGGTGATCCGAATCTCTTCCAAAACTCTTCGCATGCTTGCTCCGTGGTTGCTCTCCGCAACACAATCTCGCCTACTACGCGTATTTCGCCCCTATAGATCTGAGCGATCAGACTCGTCATGGGATCCACATTGAAATCCAGCGCCCAATAAACCTTCAGGGAAGGGTCGAGCCCCACCTCCCTTACGTTCGTTTCCCGCCGAAAAGCCGGATACACCAATCCGCCCTGAACATTCAGGTAATCGCCCAGAACCTCCTGCCGAAAGAAACTTTCGTCATAGCTTGCCTTCAGCCGGTCATAAAAATCCGGTACCTGATCGAGCAGGAACCGGTTTTCAAACGGTTGTGCCTGCACGGCCTCGTATCCTTCCACCACATTCGAAATAAACCTCCTATAGACCCAGTCGAAACCCTTCGGCGTCCACACTGCGAAACCACACCGCTTTCTGGCCTTCGGATCGCGCAGCCTGCCTTCCAGACGTAACCATGCGCCCTCCTGCGTGTACGTCAGTTCATCCAGGCCAAACCAGGCCAGATTGGTGCCTCGCAGCCTGTCGAACTCATCCACGGATCGCAGCAGGATCCGCGACCCGCTGTCTTTCATCGTCAGAACGTTATCGCCCTTGTTCAGGTCGAACGGCAACTCGTTGTAATTCAAAATCTCTACCAGCGAAGTCAACGTGGAATCCCGCAGCATCGGATATGTCGGCGCGCCCAGCAGCCCCGTACGCCCCGGGTTTTGGTAGGTCAGGCGGATGGCCTCATGGCATAGCGCCTGACTCTTACCGGATCCGATCGGTCCGGAGAATCCCTTGAACGTCGCCGTTGAGTCATGGAACTTTTTCTGGCTCGGCAGCGGAGTGTGCTTGATTCTCCGCTCAAGCTCAGCTAGCATCCGTCTACCCATCGCGCGCTGACTCGCCGGGGACGGTCGCCTTCCATTTCCTTGCGCAATTGAAGCAATCGGACAAGGTCGGTTAAAGACACTTTCGCCGTTGTGTCGCTTTTCAGTTGTTGCTGCATCCCCTTGATCGCCGCATCGATAGCAGCCAGTATGACCTCGCTTTCAGCCTCTCGGGAGGTATTCTCGTCGCTCAAACCGTCACCATCCATGCCTGAAAACTACCAGTCGCCCGCGGCAAGTCAGACGGAATTATTTTATAAATTACTGACAATAATACAAATAGAGTTTCACAATAAACAATACTTACCTTTTGGGTCTCTGCGAAGTTCGCGGTGACGGGCATGAACTCGGGCGCGGTCAGGCGCTCATTGGACCCGCTCGGAAGATGGAATTAGCGGCACCGCAAAACAGAGTCGTAAATGAGTTAGTTTTCCAAACCATGGGAGTAGTATTTGGATTCGGGGTTACGTTACTCGGCGTTGCGATTCGGCCTAAACGGATATGGTGCTCACTCACCCGACATGGACTGGGCAATCCGACAGAACGAAATCATTGGCCGGCAGCCAGAGCACTGGACGGCTTACCAAGGTTGTGCTTCCGAATTCTGTAACGGAAGGCATCGCGGCCGATATGCAGGTTTCGCGCAGCTCGCGAACAGTTGCCGCCAGCTGCCGCCAGTGCCCGCTGCAGCAACATTTTCTCGTGGTCCTCAAGAGTTTCAAGAAACGAAGCAGCCGAAGACGCAGTACTAGCCGGAGTTTCGGTGACCGATGGCACATTCTGCAAATAACGTGGGAGGTCGGACACACCAACCCACTCGCCGGAGGCCATCATCACGGCATGGCCGATAACATTCTCCAGTTCGCGCACGTTACCCGGCCAGTCGTGCTGCAGAAGGCGGACTTGTGCCGCCGCGGTCAGGCCTGATACCGTCCGACGATATTCTTCCGAGAAACGAGATATGAAATGCCTTTGGAGCAACGCCAGATCCTCTTTGCGGCTCGCTAGCGGGGGAATGTGGATCTCTACCATGGAAAGACGGTAGTAAAGATCCTCGCGAAAGAGCTTCTGCGCAATCATGTCCCGAAGATCGCGGTTGGTAGCCCCGACGACTCGAACATTTACTTTCCTGGAATTCAGGGCGCCAACACGCTGGACTTCCTGGTTTTGTAACACCCGCAGTAGTTTCGCCTGAGTGGCGAGCGGCATGTCACCAATTTCGTCCAACAACAA